ATCTTTCAAACTGTGGTTGTTCTAATACAGAGTAATAATCCAAATGATATAGTTCATCAGAGTTAGGATTAGCAAGATCAGGCATAAACTCTCTTGCTCCACCTTTACTCTTAATCTTATCAACTTCCTCCATAACATGTGCTTTCATTTGCTCATGAAATGGACATGGTATAATTGCTACTGGTTGTGGTAATATAGGAATTACATTCATGGTATAGGATGATTTTGCCTTTCTTCAAAAGATTCATCACCATATTTACCATGATAATCACCTTTAACTTTTGCTAATCTCTGTTCATCCATATACTCCATTGGGAAAGGTACAGTATTAAAACTAACAGTTACTCTATCACTTTCAGTGTTATTGAGTCTACTACCATGTTCTAACCATGATGGAAAGATATACAAATGATTCTCTTTAATAGGTACATCAAACTCATACTGAGTGTACTGAGTTTGTATTAAGTGCATCTCACACATTTTATATGGAGTTAATGGCGAAATCATGTACAAGTTACCTACATCACCTTCAGGTAATTCTACATAGAATGCTCCACTTAAGGGCGAACCTTCATGTCTATGTCTATGTGTAAATCCGCCAGGTGGTAATATATTGTACCAAGCACCACTTAACATACTGGGGAAATATCCAGTCTTATCTGAATAATCATCCAAACATTGTTGAAATGCAAATAACATTGGATGTGCAATTTCATCTCTTAGTGGATCCCATCCACCATGAGAACTAACACCATTGACTGCTAATGAGTGTGGATTAGTTTTACCATTCTCTTTAATATGTTTCTTCCAAGTATCAAGATCTGGATGATTACTTAGATCATATTGTTCAATTAGTGTTGGAAATATGTCCATTACAAATACACTATGTTACATACAATTCTTCGGTCAGCATCAGTACAAGATGAACCCGCATGTTTATACGTGCCTGGGAACTTTATCGCTCTGTTTGCTTTACTTTGTACCTTTTGTCCGTCCTCAAAGTATGTATAACCATCACAATCATTGAAATATATTATACATATCTTTACTTCTTCAGGTGTATCTCCATCAGGTGTAGTTACATCATAATGTAATGGTTTCTCTACTATATCTGTTGTCCTTGTTGTAGCATTGACTTTAATTCTATGCAACCCAAGTGGATTTACTCCTACCAATACTGGTCTTATTTCACTATAATGTGGTGACACTGGTTCACAATTAAGGTAGAAAGTATGTGACCATTGTGGACATCCATCATCTTCATATACTGTACCACTATTAAAGAACCATGGCATATTCTCACCAAGTAGAAACTTACTTACATTATTATAGAGATCTTGTGGTAAGAAATCATCATAAACTTCTACACTCATGGTAATACAACTAACCCATTCTTTGTGTTCTTATAGTATATAATAGGGTAGTCAATCGTCTCCTTCCCTGCTTCTATTGTTTTCTTATAAGTATGAGGTTTAATTGATACAAACTGTCCATCAACTACACCATCAATTCCTTTACTTTCTTCATCTGGAGTTGCTAATCTATAATCACCAGTCTCAGATACCATCTCCAATATATCTAACTGAACTTGTAACCCTGCGAATGTCTTATCAATAACCAAATCCTTAGTCCAATCATATACATCATCACGATTAAGTTCATCCAAGTTCTTCTTAATCTTCAGAACATACTCCCATATCTTATCAGCAGCAACATCAATCTTATCAAGTCCTTGTTTCTCATCATAGAAGGACTGCCACCCATCCTGTGAAGGATTAGGTGTAGATTCTCTATACTCTTGGATGAGATCACTACACTGACCCATATTGCGAGGTCGTGTTGCTTGTGAAAAAGAGTTCGCTAAGTTGATGACAGAACCAATGTAAGGAAGTTTAGTCATTAGTAATCTTATTTCTCTTAGATTACCACTAATGACTACGATTGTCAATCACTGCTTGTGCCTCTTTGTAAACTGTCGGAGGTTCTACAGTAGAATTATCTTGTTTTTCCTCGTTATCTCTGTACTTTTTGTATAGTCTATCAGGATTCTTTGATTGATCTATAACTAAATCATCAAGTTCCTTCACTATTTCCTTCATTGTTTTCATTTTCAAGTACCTGTAACATTTCAAGTGCGCCTTGTAGTTTAAGATATTCTTCTTTCTTCAAATCAAATGATTTTTGTAAGTCAACTAATTCTTGTTGTATTTGATTAGATCTCTGAATAAGTTGTTCCTTATGATTAATATCAGTCATAGTATGGTGGAAGTTCTCTCTATTATACCATATTTAGATCAATAAATACATGTGAGGTATAGTATCTACCGTACATGACTGACACCAACCATAGTTCCATTGCTGAACAGCAAGAGAACGATATGGTGATGAATCCTGATCTTCAACAGGCATCATTACCCATTGAAAAGTGGACAATAGAGTCCGAAACTCTTACCTACAAAACATTAGCAACTGTTGGTGACTTTGAGTGCAGAGTATTCTATCGCAAAGAAGAATATAACCCTGATAGGTCATTTAATGGAGAGAAACCTGTTATATTAGTATGTTCTACATCATGGTTAGATGATGACGATGAGAACAAACTGCACAGGTACATGGTACAAACAAGGGCAGTATATGTTAATGTACTTGTAAGATCAACAGGTGTACTATCAAGTAATAGAGACGTTAGAGACGCAGTAAGATACTTATCAGGTGAAGTTAAGAAATACAATGGTGACAATGGTAAGATACAAGTTGTTGATATAAATGACAACGATAAAGTATATGAAATGTCATATGATGACATCAATCTATCACTTGATGTAACATCAGATACTTCTAACCCTCAAACATTGGGTCAAATGTATCCAGTGGATAGTTATACATCTAATGATGTAGGTGGCGGATCTATTAGTCTATCATATAACTCTATTTTTCAGAATGGCACAATAGCAATGTCTGAACTGAATAATAAATTAGGTGGTGGACATAGAATCAGTGGATATTATAGAGGCGGTAGTGCTGTTGCTAATGTAGGAAATAACAATAGTATTCCTACCAGTGGTACTATTAAGTTCAGTGATTTCCGTGGTATGACTGATACCGTAAATGGTCATTGTAACGGTAACTTTGGTCACTTAAAGACACGATGGGATATATTCGGTGACAGTACATGGACATCTAACCTAAACAAAATGGTTAAAATGTCTGGACATTGTGGTGTTACTGACCCTAACCAACCTGCAATAAGATTTAATAACTCAGGTGGTGGTAATATTATAGGACTTGAGATGGTCGCATCAGGTAGAATATGGGGATATTCAGGACAACCAGGCGGACAAGGTGGACTAACATCAGGTGGTAATGGTGGTTATGCAATACACATGGCAGTTCCCACTAAAATTTCAGACGGAGACTGGAATGACCGCATCAAAGGCGGTGGTGGAGGCGGCGGAGGCGGCGGTACTGGCGGTCAAGGTGGCGGTGGTGGTCACGGCGGTACTAAGAGATGTAATAGTCGTTTCTGTTGGTCAACTAAACGAGTATGTTATAACAATGGTGGCGCAGGCGGTGCCGGCGGTGCTGGTGGACAAGGAGGTCATGGTCATGGATATCAATGGGACGGTTCAGTCTGGATAGATACCCACGGAGCAGGATGGGGTGGCGGTAACGCAGGTGCTGGTGGTGCTGCTGGTGGAACCAACGCAGGTGCTGGCGGACAAGGAGGCACAGGTGGTGGCGGTGGAGGTCACCAAAATAATGGTGGAACAGGTGGAACAGGAAATAGAGGAGCAGACGGTGGATCAGACAACCGAGGTTGTGGATACCACTCCAATAGATCTGGTCAGGATGGAACAGGTGGACATGGTGGCGGTTCTGCCCCAGGCAAACACACTACCAGTCACAATGGTGGTAGATATTCTTAATCTCTCTCGTTATTAGTAGGTTGAGCACCACCTCTTGGTCCTGAGAAACCATACTGTAACTCTGTTGTGGTTCCTTCTTTAGTACCCCATATAACTACATCACCAAATACTGAGTGAATACTTTCACATCCTTCCCATGATGCCATTTGATCCTTCCAAGATGAAGGCAACCAAGTGGTGGCAGTAGTTGTGTCTTCAATTATCTTTGTAACTGCTCTATTATGTGAGTTTAACTTCTCAGTATATCTTCCATAGTTATCCATTGGTTGAGTACCAGTAGGAGCATAAGCATGAGTATCTGGTGCAATCTCATATCCTATAGTCTTACTCAATCCTTTATCACTAAACTCAAAATGTAGAGTAGTAATTGCATCAAAATCAGTAACAAATCTACCTGCTATAATATCAGCAACTGCTTTAGTATTTGTATATGCTTTGGAGTTACCATTACCACATGTTGCTTTAATTATATTCTTCATCTCTACATCATCTACTGGATCCCAGTTCTTCCAAAGGGATAGACCAATAGTTCTATTCTTCTTACTAATATTAACTGAGGAGAATCCCCAATCATGTCTCTCTGTAAGAATATTATCACAAATCTCAAGTAAATTCTTTAATGCAGAAGTGTCAGCGTTACCAGTAACTTCACTTGCTAACTGACAAAACGCTGTTATACTTGCTGACAATAATGGTGGTTCATCAAGAAAGTGATATAACTCAGAGGTTGGAGTTGTAGGATCATCAGCATCAAACCAGAATGCTTTAGTATCCTCTAAGTATCTAAAAAGAGTATTAGTGTAGATAGTTCCATCAAATGTCTGAATCTGATTAATTTCAGTAGGTATCTTAAATAAGAACGCATATTCAGTGGGTACTGATTTACCATCACTACGATGTGTCTTATTAAAATATACACCAGAGTCCCTACGTTGACTGCCAGGTTGATCCCATCCTAATTCAAATAGTGATGGGTTAGCATCAACAATCTTCCTAATATTAGTGATATCAGTATCACTCAGGAGATCAGGATGTGTATTTACTTGTTTAGTTAAACTGTCAAAATCTACAGACATTTTATTCCCAGTTGTTTCCTTTTTGATACCCAAACCATACGATAACGGAGTATCTTACTCCCTTAGTGACAGGTTTTACTTCATGTGGATATAACATATTGCTTGGATAAACATGCATTGAGTTAGCATGTTTAGGCATATCTGTATTACCCCAGAAGCAAACTTCCCCTCCTTCATAGTCATCATTAATATTAAATGATGCAGTTATTGATGCAGCATCAGCATCACAATCAGTATGAATAGAGAGATGTCCACCTACATCATATTTACATAACCAGTATCCTGAGTATTTATCATATAAAGGAGAATCTGGTGGATTTATCTCAGAATAATCAGTATATATCTTGGGCATTGTCTTCAACATACCCTTATGAATTAGATAATATATCTCATCATCTTGTTCTAATAATATCTCTCCTCTTTCACCAGTTAATTTATAATATGCCTCATTATTTCTATCATCTTGATCTCCAGTAGGAAACTGTGTGTTATTACATAACTCCAACAGTCTACTATGGTCATGTTCACTTAATATATTATCATAAGTGAATATGTAATCATTAAGCATTAGGTCCGCCACTTCCACCAATAAAATAGTCCCAATGTATAAAACCAGCAAGACAAACTCTTGGAAAATCTTTATACATGCCTGGTTTAATTATGGCAGTATGCCATAAGTATGAAGGATATAATACTAATCTATTAAACTTCATATCTATATGATGATACTCTTCATATACTGGTTCAATATTCTTAGTATCTAATTCTACTAAATCATTTCTTTTTTCTCTGTGGAAATCATATAACCATTCCTTGTAATTCCAATACTGTTCTGATCTCCTAAATGTCTTATCTACATGTTCCATATTGGTCTCACCAGTATGTTCATGATTAAAGAATGAAGTACCACCATGACAATCCTGTGGTGCATTTAAGTATAGAACATAAGCAAACATAGCAGGATCAATATGTGGTTGCACACTAATCCTTTCAGTCTGAACATCACTAAACATGACATTCAACTGATTAGATATATTTAAATTATCAGGATCATTTATTTCAAAGTCAGTATATTCATTAACAAAATGAGAGACCATTCTGCGAAACTCAAGCATCTCAAATCCAATAGTGGATGAGAAGCCTGGGAATACTACATCTTGGTCTTTAGGTTTATTTCTTTCTAATGGTTGTTTCTGTACAACATTCTTCCAAAATCCTTCTGGATTAGCAAGAACATTATCAACAACTACAATGGGATGATTCTCATTCGGTCCTATTCTATACCCATCATAGTATAAATCTTCCGATATCTTCAGATCATCCTGATTAACATAATTCAGTAATTCACTCATAATAATGCCTAACTCATAGTATTTAGTCTGGGTGGTCAACCTCTGTAAAGGTATACTCTGCAATCATAGAGAACATTTTATTCCTAACATGTTCAAGGTATTGTCTCTCTTTACCATCAATAGTTTCCTCAGATAACTGAAGATACTTCTCTAACATCTTATACATGGTTCTGGTTTCCCAGATACCCATGCGTGCTTCACAATACCATTCACCTTCTTGAAATTCCCTCTGATTATAGGACATTAACCTACCTTTAATCTATCTTGTTTTGTTTTCTTTAGATCATCAATCTCGCTCTTAAGTTCCTTGATAGACTCAATAAGTAGTGGAACTAACTTCTCATACTGTACTGTTAGGTAGTCACCATTACCAGGCGCAGATTTAACTGCCTCAGGTAATACTTCCTGTACTGCTTGTGCAGATACACCAGCATTTCTTCCATCATAGTTACCCTCTTTAGGTAATACTTCATCCTTAGCAAGTTGATTCCAACTGTAAGTAAATCCATCCAACTTACATACTTTAGCGACTGCATTATCAATCTGTTCAATACTTGTCTTGAGTCTAATATCAGACGCATATGCCTGAATGTCACCAGCACACTGTAGTGTACCACCAGAGTATTTGAGGTTAGATGTATTAGTTGTACTGTTAGTACCACTGTTATAAAGGATTGCACCACCGCCAGTTCCAGATACGGAAGAAGCAAGAGATGATGTACCAGAGTTACCATTAATACTACCACTAATAGTATTACTTACCGATAGTCCCTGAACTGATAGTGTAGTTCCATTGAACGATAAGTTACTACTTGTAGTTGTATTATTTGTGGAATTGTTATAAAGAACTCTACCACCTGTACCCTCAACATGTTTTGCGAGAGTGGCGTTACTTGCGGTTCCTGTAATACCACTTGTGGCATTAATAGATCCAACTGTTAATGAACCAGATACATCTGCGTTACCATTAACATCAAGAACTGTTCCAGTACCACCAATAGTTGCACCAGAGTCACAGTTGAGTGATCCACCAACGAATCCATTTGCAGTAATAACATTACCCTTAAATGAACCTGCAGCGGTTCTTGCAACAATACTTGCAGAGGACTGGTCATTTGCCTCAGCGTTCATTCCATCAAGTAAGTCAGCGTTCAGGTTAGCAACCTTAGTAGAAGACGATACAATGAATGGAGATACATTACTACCAGCAGATGCAGTAGACTTGAATCTATAAGACTCAACCATACCAGTTGCACCAGCATCAATGGTCATAGACCTGTTACTACCAGCAGATAGTGCAGTAACAACACCAACATCAGCAAGAAGGATTGGAGTTGCAACACCCTTACCACCAGATGCCATGTTGATCCTCTCCATTGTCATGGCGTAACCAGTCAATGAAGTAACAACACCAGAGTTAACATTAACTCTAATCTCAGGTTGTCCGTTACCTGAAGCACCTCTACCACCGATATACTCACCAACCAATGATGTAACAACACCAGAGTTGATGTACATATCAGGACCGTAAAGGTCATCAGTAAAGTGCAAGTCAGTTGCGGTAACAGCAGCACCAGATATATTAGTAGACCAGATATTTGTACTGGTTACGTTAGTAACAACACCAGCAAGTGAATATAACTGAGGTGTAATAATATGGTTAGATGCTGATATCTGAGTTGCAATACCAGTGTAAACATTACTGGTTCCTACCCACTGAACACCAACATGTGACAGAGTTGTAACACCTACATCACTATAGTTTCTTGTAATAGATGCATCAGTTGCCTTGAAGTCTGTAACTATACCGTTAGTGGCATATAGATTCTTGTAAACTGATAGTGTATCAATACCTGCATTAATACCTTCTAACTTATTAAAGGTAATAGAACCAACACCACAATTAAGATCTCCAACATTAAGTTGTCCATTAAATGTACTGATTCCTGCCCATGTGGAGTGCCATGAAGACTCTGCCTTAATATGTGCAGCAGGTTTGAAGGATACATAAGTACCAACAACTTCCATGTTGTTGAGTCTTGCAGTACCACCTTCATCTACTATGGTGTAGTAACCGTATGTTTCCCAAGGAATACCCTGTTGAGATACACCACCAGATGTGTTATATCCCCAGAAGTTAGCAACCTTCTTAACAACCAATGTGTCATAAGACACACCAGCGAATGACTGGTTACTTGAGAATGTAACAATACCAGATACAAATAGGTCTTTAACCTTAACAACACCATTAACTTCCAGTGAATCCTTGAAGTTAAATACACCAACATTAGACTGACCAATACCAATCTGATCAACTTTAATGAAGTTTCTATCTTTTTCCTGAGAAACTACACCAAATCGTCTCCACTCACCAGCAGCAAATATGTGTCCTAAGTAACCACCAGCATCAGGAATACCAGCAAATGAGATGTCACCACCTCTCTTAGTTCCTGTAGGAGTAGAAATACCAACTGTTAATAGTTTACCCTGTGGTGCATCACCACGGATATACATATTGATTGCTTCAATACCTTCTTCACTGTTACTTGTTAGTTTCTCAGTAAAGTTAACAGGTCCGTAGAACTGTGATGTTCTATTGTTATTATCTCCACCCTCAACTGTGAGTGATTCTCTAACAAGAACTTCATCAAATACACCAGATACTCTCTTAGTAGATTCTGCCTCTGCATCATCTCCAGTATAGGAGAATACAGGTGCCTCAATGACTTCTTCCTCACCAGTAATAGAAGATAATCTCTTATATCCAGTGTAGAAGTCACCAGAGTCATTCATACCAGTGTAAACAACAGTACCACCGTCTAACTCTTTCTTCTGAGCAGAAAGTGTTTCTGTATCTGATAGAACTCTATCTTGTTTCTGTGGTAATGAGGTTGAATAGTTACCTGAACCATATCCAAGATATTCAAATGTATGACCAGATGCACGAAGAATAGATGGTCTACGAAGTTCCATTGGTAGAACTTCTATCTTCTTAATGGTAGTACCAGTAATAGCAGAAAGAGATGATGTACCAAACTGACCACGAAGGATCTTGTTGATATTATCATTAACAAATCTAACAATCTCACCATTAATCATACAGTAGTCACCACGCATGAATCCTTCAGTGGATGTCAACGTAATGGTTGTATCTGTAGATGTTAATGGAGCAGCAGTTGTAGTGGATATACCAGCATAGAAGTATGCTGATCTTCCTGCAAGGTTATTCTCACCAAGACCTAATGTCTTACCATTAGCACTAATACCAGTACCAAACAGTACATTACTACCTGTATCATATGATGTTTGAATACCAGATGTAATGATACCTACACTACATACGATACTTCTTAATGGAATGTCAGATTCTACACCATCAACTACAAGAGTTCTATCATCATATAATGGGTTACCTGTTCCCCAAACAGTAAATGCGTTACCAGAAACAAGAGTATGGTTATGATCTGTTCTAATAGTTGCAATACCACTTGCACGATCAACATCAATATAGGTAATACCTACACCAACGTTTGCAAGAGTATATGTTGCCTGTCTCCTATCATCCCTTGCAATAAAGTAAGGAGATAATGTTCTTGATGTTCCTATCTCAACAGATACAGACTTAGCAGTTGGTACATCAACAATCTTAAATGTACCATTAAGTTCTGGAGTCTCAAATCCAGATAATGTTAGTCCATCTCCAGCATTTTGGAAAATAGAATCAACTCTAACTGTTGCATTTGTAGTGGGATTTCCTGCTGGGAAAGCAGAAATTGTCATGGTATTTCCTATACCATATGTTGAACCACCATCAATTAGTTTAACACCAGTAACAGTACCAGCAGCAGAAACAGTAACCTCTGCAGCACCATTCTTACCAGATAGTGCGTTATTCTCAAAGTTTGCAGAGTATATTACTGTTGCAATACCAGATCCATTGTTATATCCAGATCCAGGCGATGTGAGACTAACTGTCTTGATTTGGTTAAAGTTATGCTCAACATCAGTATAAAGAGTAATAGTAGTATTACCCGTACCAGTAATAACTGCACCCGTTACAGCGAAACCTACCTGCTGTCCTTGCATGAAGTAGGATAGTGCCTCACGAGTAACTGAGTTCTTCTTATCATTAGTAACAACTTGACCAACAACCGAAGCACTGGCATGTGTAATTGCAGGTTGTGGATCAGAGTTATAGTTATCTCTATCTTGTTGTGGATATAGGTTCCTTACGTCCTGAGAGAACGACTTCATGGACACACCAAATCCAAGGTCTTTGTCCAGTGGAATCGACCCACAAACAACGGTTAGGTTATATACACCGTCTTGTCCAGATGTGCCTGGAATATGTGGTCTTGCTTCTTGTACCCTATAAACAGAGAATGTATCACTTGCTTTAGATCTCTGTACTGTAGGTAGATCTTCAATCTGTTGTTGTGTAGTTCTCTGGTTAACCTGATTTAAGAAAGCGCCAGGATCAGTTGTTATACCTGCAACAGTAAATGATTTAGCAGTAACAACATCTGTAATGACATGTTCACCATTATATCCTAAATTATATACTCCTGTACTATTATTGACACTATCAATATTCTTGACAGTTACCAAGTCACCTTTCTGTAACCTATGTTTCTTCTCAGTAGTGAATGTAAGAGTAGAAGAATTAAATGATGCGTTCTTAATAATCTTGACGTTCTTAAGTTGAGTTGGGTTACTCAAGTCAGCAGTCAAGTATGATGCACTACTAATACCTACAGTCTTAGATTCTTGTAGAATATAACCAGGCTTAGGAGCACGAGCATTGATATGTTCTTTAGGTAATACATATCTCATTCTATAGAGTCTGTCAATTAATGACCTATTATCAACTCTACGTTTGATATATGTTGTACCAGTTTCCTTACCAATAACACCTACACCAATACTATTAAGTGCAGGGAATATAGTATTATATGTTGTACTTGGATGACCTAAGATATACCAACCACCTATAACAGATGTTGGTGTACCATCAATATAAACAGTATGATACGCATCGTCAAACTGTATTGGGTGGCCTGGATCGCCTGGATTCTTATCGGATACAGTAGATGTTATCTTTAACTTACCACCACCATTAGATAATCCTGTTAATGGTCTACGTGAAAGAGCATCATTATATGTTGATGCTAATTGTATTCTATCCGCAGCAAGAGTACCACCAGATATTGCATAGTATATCTTATCATTAACTATACCATTTGGTGTCTCACCAGTGTTAGAGAAGACTCTAATCTTCTCACCGTTAACCAACTGATGATTAGTCTTAAACTGAAGTACGTTAGAAATAATGGCGTTAACACCAGAGTTTCTAATAACCTCGTATTCTTTCTGTGATGATGTACCAATACCACTTGGAACCTGCATGAGAATTGGAGTCTCATAGGTTTCCTGTACTGCCTGACCAGATAGAGTATTAACTAAACTTAGATATAGTCTATCACCCTTCTGAGAACCAACTCTGAACGAGTCAACCTGTGCAGGTGGAATAACTTCCTCTGTATCATAACTAAAGATATAAAGTCTATCAGTAACACCAATACCTGTTGATGATACAGTTCTCTCAACATCAAGTGTTAACCATGATGCTGTACTATCATCTTTTGTAAGTTCTCTTGGTGGAATAACATGAGTAATATAACCAACATCATCTCTATCAAATGATTCTGGTCTGAATCCTGATGCCTCAAGAGCAGTCTGACCAAAGTTAGAGTTAGAGTTCGTAATTGAAGCGTCACCACCTCTCTCTGCATGGAAGTGACGAGCATATGCAATAGCGAACACAGAAACCAACTGAACAACAGCGTTGTTCCTCACTCTCATGTGAGAGGTTTCATACGTTGGTTTGTATATTGCCTTAGAGTTGGAGTGTAGTGGTTTCTCCGCCTCTGATACAGTAGTTGTATCATTAAAGATAGCAGTATCAGGGTTATAAAGGACAAACGCATTGTCATCCTTCTGAATAGAGATACCAGTGAACTGAGCACAGACCATAGATCTGAATCCAGTTGCTTTGTCTCCATCACAATCCAAACCGTTCATACCGTAAACAGAACGGAGTGAACAGTTGAAAACGTATGGTGATGCAGATCCTACAGTGTCAGACTCAACGATAACAGATGAGTTCTGAATTTCTTGTGCAGTTGGAAGGGCATTGCCTGGGGTTGATGGAGTAACAAACTGAAATCTTGTGTTACTAATAACTTCATCAACAAGGAATGATCCATTATATGCACCAATACTTGTAGTAATACCAGCAATTAGAACGGGAGTATCCTTGAATAACCCGTGTGCTTTGTTAGTATCAACAGTAATAGTAGTTGTAGGTGTATTACCATCACCTGCCTTAATACTTGTAATACCAACTGGGTCAGCAGACAAGTCACCAACAATTCTAAATTCGTCTACGTTAGGTTCAAAGTCACTGAATGTTGGATAATCACCAAGAGGACGACCAGATGAATCTCCATAGGCCTTAGCAACCTTGAAGTAATACATATCAAGGTCAGTTAATCCACTATCTGATCCATCAATGATGACATTATTCATACCATCAGCGAATGAGAATGTCGCTAACTTATGGTGTGAAAATGTAGGTGATTTAGTATTACTATCATAGTCATAGTATGCAGTCTTACCAATATCTGCATCAAAAATAGTAAAAGCAGTGAAGTAACAAGTACCAGTTACACGAAGTACACCACTGTACTCCATGTTATCATTTTGTGGGTCTGGTACATATAATGGTCTTAGTTTAGTCTTACGAAGGTCAAAACCAATGATAGATGTACCACGAGGCATAATAGCACCACCTTCGGTACTATTATACTTGTAGAGTTCATTATTAGGATCTAATACATCAAAGTTTGTTTCTGAAGTGAACTGACTGAGAGTTGCTGCTTGCCATCCGGCATTCATTCTCTTCTTGTACTCAGCAGTACCACCATTATCCCTAATAGTATATCCAGGCCTGTTATCAATATAGTGTACGCCAGGATATGCTAAGATAGTTGTCCTGTCTATCTTATCGTTATTTTGTCCGCTCTGATAAGAGAATCTTGCCGCCTCTATCAGTGCCCTCTGAATTGTCTTAAAAGGTCGTGTCTGAGAATTACCTTTGTTTTCGATACTATCGGTAGCGTCGAAATCACTTGGGTTAACATAAAGAATGTTACCCTCAGCATTCTTCAGAAAGTTTTCTAATCTTGATAGAGGCATTGACCTTCAACCTATAGTATTTCTTCTAAGGTTATTTAGACATGCAAATAAATCTTTAGATATATAATAGTTGCGTCATCCTTGAAAAATCAGGATATGAGCCTGGATATAGTTCGTCTTGATGTAATACTTGGGTCTGAAATAATATAGCACGATTATACATCATAGGAAATGCGTGTTCAGACTTCCATGCAAATGAACTCCTTATACTCATCTCCATATTCTTTACATCTTTCTCGGTTTGATACTGAGCAAAGTTAGGTCTTGGTATAGTCATCTCACCTAAGAAACTGTATAGATCAGTACCACCACCAGACATTTTAATCTCTTCCTTGGTATTCAAATACACTGTAAGTAGGAATTGATAAGGTCGAGGAGCAAATGGATAACTATCCTGATATGGTACAAGTCCCCAAGGTTTATCAACTAACATACTACCAAGAGTATAATTAAAGATACATCCTTTATTCTTCCATCCTTCTTCTATATCTTCTTTATTAACAGGTACACCCCATAGATTCTCATCATATACAAACTGATCGAATAGTGGTTTTAATTGAAATGTTAACTCCTTAGAAGGAACTGCAAATCTCTTACCCACGCCAGGTTGTCCTGTTGGTATAGTTTCTGCTTTTAATTCATTCTCACGACCAAACCTTCTTACCTTCTCTGGATCTTTGTAGAAATTGTCAATAATTAGTGCAGATATATTCTTACTGGGTCCGATCTCTGTGACCGCAGTAATTTCCATCTTGTCTTGATCAAGTTCAAACATCGTTAACTAATGATTCCACTTTAGTTTTCACATTTTCCATACATGTTGTCACATCCTTATGGGATCCTGTTATTTGATAGGAGTCTTTACCATCAGGTGAATATCTTCTTGTAAATAGTGACCATCTCCACTCATCCATGTCAGCGGAGTACCAGATGTGAACACGCATTTGCTTTACATTTATATAGGGGCATTTCACCCCCACGGATCAGTTGGGTAACAAGGTTGATCTAAACCCCGATCTCACCTTAGGCAGGAACCATTTCGGTTCTGCGTGAGAATTCTCTCGACATGATGCGAGAGAACGCTACGATGTTATTCGCAGCAGTGTCAGATGGTTTTGCATCTGTGGTTTGCTCATCCGAGCAGGTTTCAGTCATGTTCCTTGTACCCTGTCGAAACCTTGGCACCCCCTTGCAAAGGTGGAGGTGAGGGGAGTCGAACCCCTGTCCAGAATATAGGTGACACCACCTACATGCCTTTTAAAGTCATGCTAAGGACTGAGATATACATTACCAGCAATTGTACTACCTTTTCCACCACTCAGGACAAAATGTTCAACAAATGATGGAAAAATTATTATATCACCAGTATGTAGTTCGGGTCTCCAATCCAGACCAAAAAACTCTGGATTGGATGCGAAGAGGTGTCCGTAAACCTCCATCTGTGATTCTACACGATATCTGTAAGGATTCAAGAAAACCGTGCGAGATATGTCCACATCCTCATAAACGATAAAACTCCACTGAGAACCACAGTGTTGATGTGGGTCTTGGAAGTCGGCATCACTAACATAAGTATTCCTCCATATATCATCTATCCTTGCGGCAGAGTATGGGATACCTAATGTATCAATATTCTTAGAAATAACTTGTGATAAGTGGTTGATCGTACCTTCACTTACTGTCCTTGGACATCCAAAACTTGAATAGATACCAGATCTAAAGTTAGGTTTCTGTTCTTCTTCAACAATACTTATCTGTTTGAGGTCTACCTTATCAGTAAAAAATGGAATAGCAAAGAAACTATGCTTCATCCTTTTTAACTGGTTTCTCATTCAATACTGGTTTACCAGTCTGTTTAGCAATAAAGGCAGCAAGTTCTGGAGTTTCTTCCCATTCCCAAATGGTCTTACGTCCCTTCTTATCTACTTGTTCCCAAGTTCTTTTAACCATTGTCTCGCTCCCTGTAGAGTTCATTAAGTCCCTGTTTCAACGTATCTATCTCATTCAATGCCATATCATACTTACCTTCAAGTTGTTTAACTCTATGGTGCATGTCAGCAATTGCTTGTCCAAAGACTTCTATATTATTGAGTAGATATGAGTTACCAGACTGTTCTGATGTACCTATAGAGTCTATCGCATCTATGTTATCTTGTAAATGCTTTGGTAAATCTTCTTTATTAAGTGCCATAATTATTCAATGAATTGATCGTCTGGGTGTTGGTGGTACTTCATGTATATATTACCAGAAATTGTAGTACCTTCATTTCCGGCATTAACCTGATGCATTATAAATGATGGGAATATAATTATATGGCCTGGTGGTAGTTCAGGTTTATAATCTAAGGGAAAATCACCCAAACCACTTGAGATTTGATTCTGAATCAATCCCATATTGGGGTTTATAAATGAAGTCTTAGAAGTTACACTCTCATATACAATGAAACTCCACTGAGAATGTGGATGCAAATGTACATCTTGATAATGATGTTTTTGATATCTATTTCTCCATACATGACCTACCTTTGCATCATGACCAAGTAATCCTGCAGGACCTAAGTTCCTTTGAATTACTAACTCAAGTTCATTCCATGCTTCATCAGGTAACATTAACTGTGTACTGAAAGTAGATGGAACACCAGCATCCCATGTAGGTTCAAGTTCTGATGGATCCTCTTCTGGAATATTAAATCTATCCAGATCTATTTCATCCTCAAATATAGGAATACCAAAAATATACTTACGGTTCATCACTCATTCCCCAATCCCATAATGCTTTCAAAAATTCAAGTATCCTTTTCATTTGGTGGTAATGGCACTTTCCTCATAAATTTATAAACTAACGTCGCTCTAAGACCACGATAGGTTTCATTAGGAGGATTACCATGATGAGGTATATTTCCTTTAAAGAAACATACTCTGCCAGGTTTAGGAGGTACTTCTATCCACTCATCATTGAGTAAAATCTTTGTACTTCCACCCCAGTCATCATACCATGTTTTGTTGACATAGTAAACAAAACTTAATCCGTTATCACACGGACAGTCTTGATGTGGAAATGTATGGTGAATCCACTGTTGTCCATTCACTAAGATCTCACCTATCTCCATATCAAAATCAATACTGTTTATCACAGCATCCATTATCATTTTGAAACATCCATCATTAGAATGAGGAGATTTGCCAGGAAAAATTTGTTGTTTTAATGCAGCAACCTCTTTCCATTCTGGATCTGCACCTATATCATGTCCATCTGTTGGATAATTACTGGTATGTCCATAGAACCACCCGTAACTATTCATGATTAGATCATCAACATAATGTATGAAATAATCAGGAAATAGATTATCAATCACAAAGACTTGATCCTCAGCAAGATTATACTGAGAGAAATCGAGTTCTTGAGTATGGAGATCAATGTAATTCATTTTCACTAATACCGAAGGATTCGATGCATTAATTTCTGTAGAAGAATGTAGTCTTGATACCATTATGTGATCTCTTTCCAGTTAAAGTCGCTGACTGAGTTTGCTCTGGTTTCTAAATCCGCTCTCTTTTGGTTTATATAACCAATACCTTGCATATATCCCCAGGCCTGTGTCTCATCTTCATTTCTAATTTCTCTTAATGATGCAGCACCATTTATATAATGGTTAATCTTAGGTGTAGAAAGGGCAATCTGATTATTCATCTCCTCTTCTGCTGTAGCAATGGCAGTATCATAAGTACCACAATCGCCTGGAATACTACCACTTGGAGGAACATTCTCATATCCCATAGTAGTGTTGGCAGTTCCACCAATAGCAGTAATAATTTGATGACCTTCTGCAGCATATATTGGTTGTACTGCACCACCACCTGCATTAAATGGCCAATATACTGGCCAGTTGGTAGTACCAACCCAATACTCGACTTTACCGGCGCCTACTGCGGGTTCGGGTTCTTGTTTAACTTCACTCCACTGGGCAACAATATCAGGTTGTTTATTATTAATCAAGACAAGTTTATGTCCTTTACCTATATTAGAACCCTTAGCAATGCCTATCTCTACTGGGTCTACAGGATTCTTAGTTGATTCAAATGTAATGTCACCAGTCTCAGGTGGTCTAACCACAAGGAAAGAACTACTAAGACCTGTCTGTGAAGGTTGTTTATCAAGTGCTGCAAAATAATATGTTGATACAATACCAACATAGAAAGTATGACCAACAGTTGCAGCAATACCAGATGTTAAGGGTTTATCTATATCTGCATAACTTAATACAATACTTGTACTACTTTGAATACCATTCTGAGTGGTAAAACTAACAATACCTATAGCAGTTCCAAACCCAGTTATCTTAGTGTCAGGTGCAATATAACCTTGTCCACTCCTATCTGCAGCACCATAAACGTAGTCACCAACACTAAAGTTAGTGATGAATCCTATATTACCATCCTCATATATTCTTGTTGTACCAGCAGTACCAAAACCACTAACAGCGTATGCTTTGCCTGGATATGAAGTAGTACCAAGTCCAACAACTGTTGGAGTATTACCTAACTGGAATATCAAAGCATCTTGTAAAGCATCAGTAATATAATCACCAGTACTGATACCAGCAACTACACCAGTAGTGAAACCAGTTAGTGTCTCAGCATCAGAATCATATATTATTAATGCACCACTACCTACATTAGCATCTGCATTATCAATAATCTCTACTACGTTAGATCCATACTCTCTATTCTTAGGATACTTCCAATACTTTGCACCATAATATCCTATGTCTTGGTAGGTATCAGGATCCTTCATAACCTCCCATACATTTATATTCATATTGCCACCGCCGCCACGACGAAGGCTCTTCGTTTCTTTAAGTATCCACTTCAAATCACTACGACATCCATGAGAAATTCTGGCACGATATGCAGTCTCAACTGCCTTAATCTTAGTATTGATAGGTTCAATAAGAGGAGGTATCTTTACATCCAACTTATTAATTAACTCATCATACTCATCAATTACAGCATCAACTATTGTAAGTTGTTCCTCTAATTGTTTAACTTGATCGAGCTTCTGAACACGATCATCTCTAAGTCTTTTAGCAATCTTATTTGCTTTGTCTTCTGCTGCACTCATTATGATGCCTCACGAATTCCAATGATATCATCCATCTTTAAGGATGACTCACCTATGTCTTTACCAGGCAATGGGTATATATCATTCATTTGTAAGAAATCCTCGCCAGGATAATCTTTTGAAGAAGTACCTTCATACTCAGTAATAAGTGGTTCTAAATCTTTTCTCATAGCATGAATAAGATAACTACAGTTAATTGCACCACCCAAGTTATTCTTAACTTCTACCTTGGTTCCCCAATGAACAAGTTCATAAGATAACTCTTGATAATGACTATCGGATGTTAACTGTACTGTAATTGTATCAGGATCTACTAAATCTTTCCAGTAGTCTGGTAACTGAATGACACCTTTACCTTCAAGTTTACCCCTAACATACACACCCAACTCTGGACCTTCAACACATCCATATCTTAGACGATAACCATCTCTGGAAGGATGAGGTATATCAAATGACTTACCAGGCAATGCTCTTGCAGTTGCCAATTGACCACTTAACCAAGCACAAGATATGGAACCACCAACAGTAAGAACACCACCAATAGTGACAAGTCCTGCAACATTTAGGTTACCATTAAGTTGTGTTTGTGCATTTCCTAAGTTAAGAGCATTCTTAATATTAACACCTGAAGTCTGACTAAGAGCATTTCTGATTGTTGCACCAAATTTGGTGGTCAAACCCCAAAAATTACTAACAGCAAAAACATTTTTGATACCATTAATCTGAGTAATACCATCAACTCTAAGAGATAATGGTGCAGATATACCTATAGGAGGACCAATCATCACTGCTGCAGTAGGTATGCCTGGTGATATTGCCGTACCAAAATAACAAGGACCATTGGCAACTAAAGTGCCAGGGAACAATCTTGTAGATGGACTCAAGAACGACATGTCAAGAGCACCAATAACTAACTTATCTCCTACGTAAGATATTGAACTATGAAATGCCATTATAAGAAATCTCCAAACTTATCCAACCATTTAAATATCTTACCAAGGAAATTACCTTGGAACATATCTGATTGAGTTCCTGCTTCTACGCCCACTCCACCTGTCAATTCTATAAAGTTAGCACCTAAAGTTAAATCTTTAGTTGCAAGGACATTAATATTAGTACCACGAATGTTAGTAATAGATCCAGTGATATAGACATGTTTGTTACTGTCTAATGTTATCTCAGAATCTGCATCCCATGCTTCAAGTCTTATGTTTCTACCCTTTAGTATTACGTCACCATCTTTGGCATCCAACATAATATGACCATTTGATGCTGAAATTATCTTAGCATAATCCTTTTCATCAAGATCATTACCACAAGTCTCATAAGAAGTTCCATTTACTACTAAACGATGTAATCCATCATCATAGAATCCAATTCCTTGTCTGTTATCAGTATAAAGTGAAAGATCTACTACCTTACCTTTCAAGGCACCTTTCTGTACTTTATTACCAGAAGTTATTCTAAAGCCAGGGTAATTTGCGTAATACTCTTTGGTATCTACCTGTTGTACGTCTTCGGGAAGTTTATCTGCCATGTTACTCCCTCGTTAATGGTTTACCAACACAATCAATAACATCGACAACCAATGGTCTACCATCGGCTCCCGTGATTGGGTTTCCATCAGAATCAACACGATCTGGTCTTTCTCCAATATCTTGAACAAAGTCTGGACTGTAAGATATTACTGGAATTAACTCCGCTCCTATTCCTGTATTAGTCAAGATATTAACTGTTGGTTTTACCTTATGTTTATCCTTACATATAATATTCTTGATACCAACAATAGATCCAGCAGCAGTAAGTACCAATTCAAAGGAACACTGTCCTACCTGACCAATATCTCCTGATGTATAACCTATTCCAGGCTTATGAGGTATAAGAGTCGTTACTATACCTACTGGTTCACTACCAATACCTGCAACACCTCTTGTAGTAAAGTTATAAGTATCAGTCTTTGCAATACCAGTAAAGGATTGACCAGCATAATCTCTAAGAGATCCTTCAGTCATTTTAACATAATACTCTGTATTATGTTTTAAGTCAAGATTTGGATCTACCTTTATAATTCTATCAGACAAGAAAGTAACTCTCTTATCACCTACAGGAATCATCTCATGAGTCTGATTAGTTGCAGATTCAATAATAGTAATATCACCTGCTCCCTTAATAACAGGTTCACTGAATGTCATTGATATTGATACAGATGTCTGAACACCAACTGCATTATCAGCGGGAGTAGTAAATGTAATGAATGGAGGAGGATCGTCTCCTTCATGATCAGGACCTTCAGTAACAGGATACTTAGGAGGAACTACACCAGTTGTTGGACAATAACCACTACCACCATTAATCATATATGTCTGAGTTATCTCTCCTTTATCATTGATGACAGCTCTGGCAAATGCACCACCACCATGATTAGTCTTATCAATAATACTAATTCTTGGAGGAACCTCATACCCATAGCCAGGTTGAATTACAACCAGAGTAAGAATACTACCATCTATAGACGATATTATAGGTAATAACTGTGCTGGTTTGACATTCTCTCCAAATACTTCTACCTTTGGAGGAATACACTTACCATAAACAAATCCATCTGGAATACTATTTGATAAATCGTCTTGAGTTTGTGGATTATTTGTCTTCTCATTACAATCAAACCATTGACTGAAATCTCCACCCATCATACTCAAGAATGAAAGACTTCCATCTCCAGCAGCATAATCTAAATCATCTAATATCTGTATATTATCAAGTACAGACTTCATACTACCAGCATTCTTGGTAGATAATCCCATTCCTTGTGACCAATCATCATAATCCTTACACTGTAGAGAATCACAAGACAAGAAACTCATAATCATATTCATGTAAGAACTAATCTTCATGAATAAACCACTAACATTATTAAGCATACCCGTCAACCAATCTAATCCGTCCAGAATTGGTTTAAGAGCAGAAGTTATTGCATCAAATAATTTTCCTAAGATTGCAGCGACTGCCTGTTCAATAGCACAAACAGTTGCATTAATTGTATTACCAATCAAATCCTTAAGCAACCCCTTAATAAATCCCAAAATATCAAAACCAGCCTTCTCGAAGAGACAGAAAATCAAATCCATGATTCTCTTGAAGGCCTGGATGATAGGAGATTTTTGTGGTTCAGGTACAATTAATCCAACAAGATTTCTGAATATCTTACCAAGAAACTTCATTACCTTATCACGAATCATACGAATGATCTGTTTAATTGCACCCAGTATCATTCGAGAAACCTTATTAATCAGTTTCTTAATATCAGCAACCATATTCCTTGCTGCATCAATATAGGCTTCACCAAATTGTGTAAGGGAATTAACGGTCTTAACGAAACTACCTATAGCATGTGTAATCTTAGAAATTGCATCATTCTCACACACATTAGGTCCAGTATGAGGTCCATGATCATTTGGTCCATCAGTCGTTCCTCCATCGGATGCAGTATGTCTCCGCAATCCTTCCTTACTCATATCACCATCTAACGTTCCATGCTTCGCTGCTTCATTACCTGTAGGTGTTCCTGAATCATTACGTGCGCTCTGAGGAGGATGAACTCTATCTGTTACTGATGTTCCTCCTTTTGCTGGTGGTAGTGTTGTTGGGCCATCTCCTCCAGCATCTCTTCCTGATCTGGTGGCAAATGCATTAGCCTCTATACCTTTTGATGAATCTCGAAGATTCAATACATTAGTAGGTGCATTGGAAGGACCATGTTCACTTACGGTCCTTGCTAATGCACCAAAAACAACTGGCTGTTGTCCTTCCTCTCCATCCATGAAGAAACCGAAGACTGTTTCTCCACCAACCATTCTGGTACTCTCGCCAAAACATGATTGACCAGAACCAGAGGTTGCATCTACCATGACATGAGCCCAAGGTAGATCTTTATCTTCAAGCATTGATTCATCAAAAGGATGATAACCAATGATCCTTACTTTACAACGATAAGCCCAACCTGCCTCTAAATCAGATGCTGCCTGTTTCCAATATTTTGCAGGAGCAACTTTACCGATCCACCAAACGAATCCGTCTCGGCCTAAAAAATTGGTCTTAAGTAAGGAATTATCAATCATTCGTCGTATACTCTACACTCCAATGCGTCTGGATGATTATCACAATAAACTTCTAACTTGGTATCTTGATGTCTGGTATGCCAGTCATTTATCTTACCATCGCCAGGATTGGCTTCATTCTCATCATGATCGTGAAAAGCATCATTGTGCATTTCTAAATCTGCTTCTGTATATTCAATCATACCATGATTGACATGTTCTTTATGATCCTTTGGATCAATATAAACTTCATGATTTAAATCATGTTCTGGGATTTTTGTGGTCATAATAGTTACCGTCTGAAAGTTAAGATAGACCATAAGAATCTCTAACGAGATTCAATGATGTAGTGTTCTGTCCTCCAGAAATCTCAAAATGATGTCTAAGACATCTAATCAGATAATATCCACTGGATTCATTGTCAGCAGGTTTTGCATCCCCGACAGGCGCTGGTCCAACAGATGGTAGGACAACTTTAATTATACCACCAACACGCATGTTTGTGTTAATTGGTATCACTATATTTAGTGACTGTTGGAAGAGCAAATTGTATCTTGAAAAGGATTTTGCCATGTCTGCTGGATCCCTACCAGAGTCTCCAAGATCACCATCTTGATCCTTAAGTAGACTATCATCCTTCATTCCAGTATCACCCAATCTAACCAATATCCTTGAAGCATCATTAACAAGATCCTTTGGTATAGGGGTTCTTCCACCAAGCATATTCAATTTTGGAGAAAGATCTGATGTACCCTTCATCTGATCATCAAGAGATAAATTATCAGTATTATTATCAATCTCTTCCTGCATCCTATAATGAATAGCATCTATCTCCCAACTCAAAGGTTCAAAAAAGTATGTGAGATTAGCATACAAACCTATCCTTAAATTCTTCTGGATATGCGTATTTGCAGACATATATGAGTGAATTATCTGTCTGTCCGTGGCTTCTCTCTCAGTTATACTACTTGAAACATATTCAGGAACTTTACCATCCTCTGCACCACTTTGAACAGCATCCAACATCTTTTCCATAGATCTAAAATGGAATCCATCATAATCTTCATAGAAAAAGAATCCGGCAGTACCTTTAGCTCGTGATAATTTACCCTTACCCGCTTTTCCTTGTGCTCCTTCAAATATTGGTACTGATTTTGGAGCTAACCATGTACAAGTATAAAAAGGTTTCTTAAAATTACCAAGGAAATCAAAAGAAAACATTGTTTCTTCTATTGTTTTTATCCTATCTTCTTTTACATCAAGAGTATTTTCCAATATATCACGTACATGTTGGTGAATTGGTACTCTTCTATATCTTTTATAACATCTTGAAGTCTCATTATTAAAACTTTCTTGAGTAGCCAACTGCATTGTAAATGTTTCCGATCCTTCAGATTGAATCAGATCTTGTACACCTACAACATAAAATGGTTTCTCATCAGTATATTCAAAATCACCATAAGCAGTTCCAATAACCAGATCTAATCTCTCATTACCTCTTATTGGAGCACTATTATATAAATTTGCAGTATCAGATATCTTAAGATAACAAGATACTGATGGAGAAAGAATATCTTCAAAATAATCAACAGCCGTTATTGCTTTCTCAATACCAATACCTGCTGCTTCCGTATCTAAATCAGGAGAAACAGTAGAGTCATTCCCAGATTTATTTCTGTCAGGCGTAAGAATTGCCTTTTTTATAACTATATTCTCTAAGGATGACATATTAACCAGTAAGTGATGTTAATAAAATATGGTTTCCCACTTCATCAGCAGATGCCCTAACATGTATTGGGATAAGGGAAGGGTTAACCACTACTCCTCCTGCAGTTATAGTAGCAGCCATATCTTTTCGTCTCTCTGGTGGAGACATCTGCATTTGAATTACAGTATTATTTACACTACCACGTTGATTGTAAGATGGATACTGAGATGGAGGAAGAGCAGCCTGATCGCCTGGAACCTTAACTTGATTCTCTCTTAATCCCTGTAAGATCTCATCATAACGTGCTTTAGTATCAGTAGTAGTTTGCTTTGTTTGTCCATAATATGTTCCAAAACTTGCCCATTCCTTTTGAAGAACATCAAAGTCTTCCTTAGTTAATTCTTTAGAAGGATCTATTCCTCTCTTTCTCTTAGCAAGATCCATCAACAATTCATTCTGCACATTCTGATCAAATTTTATTTTAGTAGGATCAAACTCTCTACCTTGAGCCTCATACATCTCTTTAACCTGAGTCAAAGGATCCATAAATTGACCAACACCTACAGCAGCAGAACTTACATCTTTACCATTAACTTTATAAGTAGTCTCTCCAGATTTCATTCTCTTTGTCTGTTCATCATATACCTCTTGAAGAGTCATGTTAGTCATATCCATTTCATCTCTACCACCGAACCATCTACTATAGGCTTTATCACCCTCAGTACCTTCAAGTTCTCTGGTAAGTTGTACAAAGGCTTGCTCCTCTAAACTCCCTGATCCTCCTGCCATTGGAGGACCAGCAACTAAAGTTTCATTAGGAGGCATCCACTTATCTCTCTGTACCGTAGTAGTGGACTGTATTATTTCTTTTGAATCCTTATACTCTACTTTAACTTTCTTTAATTTATTTTCATCAATAACACCATCTGCACGAGGTATCCCATCATCATCTACTGTTTCTTCTGGTGTATTCTTCTTATCGAAATCAAACATATTTCCCGTTAAGAAGTCTGCGAAACCAGCAACACCTCTCTTGGTTCCTTCAATAACCTTTCCACCAACATCCTTAACAAGATTAACTACACTACTCAAGAATCCTGGCTTCATTGCATTTTCAATTGCTTTACTATCAACGATAGTTTTGAATCCTTTAACTCCTTTATGGAACCTCTCAACATCTATCTTATTCTTTTTATGAATCTCCTCCTGCATCTGCTCGGCTCTATCACCTTTATCAAGAGTAGTCTTACCTTCTGTTGGAGTTACTTTACTCTTTTCAAGATGATCGATCTGTTTGTCAATCTCTTCGTTTTTACCTTCTGATGACTCTGTAGCAGCCTCTGCACCCTCTTTTGCTTTATCTTTCTCTTTCTTTAAATCAGCAATCATCTTTTGTTTATCACCACCATACTCATCATTAAGTACCTGATTAGTCTTAGCCTCAACACTATCGGTAGGCATGAAAGTCATAGTACCCATAGTGAGAATTGCAGCACCAGCAGCAAGTTTCAAGAACTTATTATCAGCACCACCACCTTTACCCTTGCCAGGATTCCAATTTTTTATAAACTTCTCAGCTTTTGAAATATCACTTTTCTTTGGTAATTTGGTTCTTTTAAGAATAGTTGTCTTACCACCAAGAAACTTAGTAAACTTCGCTATAGTATTTTCAGACTGTTCAACAGCCTTCTTTGTGGTATCAACTACCTTATTAATGGCGGTATTAGTTTCTGCCATTAACTTGATACTATATTAAAGGTTTGTTTAGAATGAGCCAAATGAATATTAGAAGTATCAAATGGCATAAGGAAAGGAATATTACCTGATTGACCTGTAGTTACATCAGATGCACCCATCTTAGTCCTTCCTGCATCACCAGTCTGACCGCCTGGTTGACCTTGTGTATTTAAAGGAAGAACAGTTGTATTGGTAGTAGGTTGATCCGTTTCTGGTGCTTGTGCTACTGCTTGAGATGCATTTAACTTAGCTTCTTTAAGTTCTGGGGAAGCCTCTGCAGTAGTAGGTGTTACTTGTTCACCATCTACAGTTGCAGTCTCAGGTTTAACCTCTTTAGTTTCTTTTACATTATTAATAATATTCTTGGCACCATCAACTATATTACCACGACCATCCAAATCTAATTGATCACCACTAAGGAAATCAACAGTTCCTGCCAACCAACCCATAGGTCCTCTGGCACCTTTTGCACCTTCAGTACCCTTCTTACCAGTTGCTCCTGATATACCATCTTGAGGAGTTGCTACAGTCTCAGCCTTACTGCCATCTCCTTGTTGATCAAAATCAGTACGACCTCCTGTTATTGCATCTACACCACCAGCAAGCCATCTCTTTACACCCTCTGGTTTCTTCTTAGCTTCCTTCTTCTCATCAACTTTCTTCTTAAATTTCTTAACTTTATCTGTTACTGGATCAACCTTAGTATCTGTTTCTACAGTTTTTTTAGTTTCTTCCGTACCACCAACGATTACATCAATACCCTCTGGTACATCTTCACCAGCAATCAATGCAGTCTGTTTCGTACCAACTAAACTGGACTCCTTTTCCTTCTCTTTCTTCTCTTCTTTCTCTTCCTCTTTCTTCTCTTCTTCTTCCTTTGGTTTCTTATTCTTACCTTTAAGTTGTGCTTGTAAAGCCTTAATAGCTTTATCAAAGGATTTAATAGTTTTATTGAACTTCTCAGTTTCCTTAGCAGTCAACTGATCTCCCATTTCCTCTTGGAATGTTCCAGCGGGACCAGCAGTAGTTCCATCTTCACCTACTACTGTAGATTCACCTTTCTTCTTACCTCCACCAAGCATCTTACTGATGCCCCATCCAGTGAAAGCTACAAGTCCTAAAGTTGCAGCACCCTTCAGTATACTCTTAAGTAAACCACCTTTACCGCCACCTCCCTTGGCAACTTTTGCCTTGGAAAGTTTTTTAATAAAATCAGTAAATAATTTCTTACTCTTCTCAAGAAACTTAAACGTCTTCTCAAATGGTTTCTTGAAAGCTTCTAAACCAGCAGCAAAACTTGTTAATTGATTTAATCCACCACCAAATATCTTCTGCAACATCTCTGTTGGATCAAACCCAGCTGGTCCTTTTAACTGCTGAGTGATATTCTTAACATGTTTAGTGACCTGATTATTAACCAGTTTTGTTATTGGATTTACTGATTGAATACCATCTTCTTGGCCTGGAACCTGAGCAATAGTCTTTGCTGCAGATCTAAGAGGAGATCCAGCTCCCCGTACCATACTAAGACCTTTTCGAGCACGACGACCTATCCCTCGCTTTGCAAGGATACTTCCTCTTTTAAGTATTGAACGTCCTATTGCCATTAACTTTTTGCAGCTGCTGCTCTTTGTTGTGCTTTAAGGTTCTCTTCGTCAATATGTGCTCTTAAAAGACCAACATAAATGTCTCTTTCCCAAGAGACCATATTCTCAATTTCAGTCAAAGAATATTTATGGAACTGCATTAAAGCGAAGTTAATTCTGAAGTAGGTCTCCATGTCAATGTGTGACATGGTTAACCGAAAAAATCCGACAATCCCTCCAATGTGACGGTATTTTCTTTCTTAGTATTTGGATTCTTCACCTTAATATCACAAGTCAACTTAGGCATAGTATCAAAGAAGGTTTCAATCTTCTTAAATTGTTCTGAAGTTAAAGACTCCACCCATTCAACGAGTTCTTTCTTAGTACAATCAGAAGCAGCCCACATATCTTCATCATTATATACCATCTCAATAGACGAAGCGATTATATCAAAAGATCTATCAACCTCATTTACATCATCCTCATCAGATCCAAAATTAACCTCAATAAATTGACTTAGCGATGGATACTTCATTTTTAATTTGTATCCTTCACCCAATATAATCTCTGATGTATGATTAGGATCAGTCTTAACTTCTACCTCATCTATATGAACAGTTGTCTTAACTTGAGTGACACCATCATCACCACAAGTAACAATAAGTTCAATAGATTCTCCAACAGACTTACCTCTTATATTAAGAAAGAGATATTCAATATCAAAACTTGGAAGATTATCAATCTTCACTCCTCTGGTTAAAACACATTCCTTTAAAACTTGTTTAACCGCATTGGTAATTTGTCTCTGATCTTTAGATTCAAGAGCAAGAATTAGAACTTTCTCTTCTTTAACTAAAAATGGTCTATATTTAACAGTCTTCCCTGTGGAAGGCAATTTCAACTCGTACTGAGATGTCGTAATTTTTGGTAAAGGCATGATATGTAATCAAGTCATCGTAGTTATTTAGAGGGGTTATTGATACTTCTTAATACTTTGCTCCCATTCTTGAAGCGATGAAGAACAATCAGGTGGTTCGGGATCTTTATAACCTTTCATCTTTTTCCATTTATTATGCAATGCACCCATCATCCATGACTGGGCAAGACTATGTGGTCCATTCTCAAGAAGATCCAACTCATACCTACTGGAGGTATAACCCTTATACTCTTCTCTCCAATTGGAGTCATCATAATCCTTCATTGTGTTTCTCTAACAATCGTCTGATTGGTTATATCCTCTCCACTTGATATATCATTCCTTAACGTCTGACCCTGTTGAGTTAACCAATCAGTAGAATCACTAATAGTATTGTTGTTAGCACCACTATCCTTCGGACCTGACTTATTCAACTGTGTTACATAGAACCTATCATACTTAAGATTAACAGTACACTGAACTATCTGTGCATCATCATATGATAAAGGAATGGCTTCCATAGTATCTGGAAAGGCATTAACCATATTATACTCTATTGCATCTACATCTGCAACATTCCTTCCTTCATCCATATGAAAATCAGCATACCCATAACTTCTTTCAAACTTAGTGACAGTTATCTCTCTCTTATAACTATCAGGATATCTCATCCTTGTGAATCCAGATCTTGCGTTCTGTGATATTTGTCCTCTTGGTGATGAATCTATATTCCTGTTATCAGTATAAGTTGGGTTAATAAAATTAATCCACTCCTGAAATAGTCTAATAGCTTTATAATCAGAAGAAACATAAAATCTTAATTGAAGATCAGTGTATGATCTCATTTGTGGAAAAGATTCTGTGATTCCCTGTCTACTTCCTGTTTCTTCAAAAGACATAAAGTTTGATCCAGGCAAACTGGCTTCAGAACACAAGAAATCAAATCTTGCAGTTCCTCCAGAATACTTGTCACCAAAAACTCCAGCTTTAGCAATCCACGTATTTACATCATTCTTTGCAGAACCAGTTCCAGTATTACCAAAATTTAATGATACTCTATATTGATTAGATAAAGAAGGTGAATTAAGAGAAGCCTGAAACGACTGAGCATCTGCACGAGTATAGTGTAACCCCTTTTGCCAAAAGATAGATTTATCTTTTGAAGCACTCGGTTTTTCTATCCACTCGTTAGTAACTTGAGCTGATGAAGTGGTCGCAGGAGAGTAGTCTGGCATCTAAATAAACTATGATCCTCACATACTATGTATATGGCTTATAAGGGGAAATACAAACCACGTAATACCAAAAAATACAAAGGTGACCCCACTGGAATCATTTATAGGTCTCTTTGGGAAAGAAAATTCATGGAATACTGTGATTTAACTGAGAATATAAGTCAATGGCAATCAGAAGAATTTTGGATACCATATAAGAACCCCTTAGATAATAGAACACATCGTTACTTTCCTGACTTCTTTATCAAATACAAGGATGCAAAAGGGAAGACAAGGAATGTAGTCATTGAAGTAAAACCTAAAAAACAACTAAAAGAACCAAAAAGAAACCCTAAGAAAAGAACTAAAGCATGGGCATATGAAGTTCAAACATGGGTTGTTAATCAGGCAAAATGGGAAGCAGCAAAATCCTATTGTAATGACAGAAAGTATGAATTTAAAATCATGACCGAAAAAGAACTGGGGATAGCATGATTGGAGAAGAAATAATACAAAAAGCTGGTAAGAAACGCAGAAGTGGAGACTGGTATATAAACGAATTAGAAGCAGCCTTATTACCTCTGCAAAATAGAGATATCAGTACCAGTGATACAGATTTCATTGAAGTTGGTAGACTATTCTTCTTCTCATATGGTGCAGCATACCCAGAAAATTATGAATTTTGGGATCTACAACCACTATCATTTGCTCTCAGATTTTATAAAGATGGTTTCTTAGGAGCGAACTTACACTACATAAATCCCGATTATAGAGACGCAGTTGCAATAAGCCTACTAAATAGCGGTAGTGCGGGTTCTACAACTGTACCTAAAAACAGTTTACACAAATACCTATACAGTGGTATAGGAAACCTATATCAAGTTCCAAGGACTGAAGATTGGGATGTAATATCAAAACTTCCAACTGAAAAATTTATAGCAAGAAATGGAATGAAGTACCCTAAACATAAAGCATTTAACTGGAGAAAATGACTGCAGAAATAGGGACAACGGGGACCATCCTCAACAGACAAGAAGTAGATCCAGAGGTCACTACCAACGGCCAAGAGGGGATATATCTCTATAGCAAAGCAACAGGTCAAGCACAAAGATATAAAGTATTTTATTTTCATGACCAGAAGACAGCACAAGTTCTTCCTGTAGATGATAGTGGTCAGGTTCTTATTAATGCTAAACCCATATACACTAATGGAGTATGGGACAAATCGTTATTCGAGGCAGATAATCCACAAGTTCCATTTGATGCTGAAACACAAAGATATGTACATGGCAGAATACAATTAGGCGTAAGGAATCATGTACAAAACACCTTTACGATTAAACCATCAGGAATAATGCTTCTTAAAACTGGTGGTCAAGTACCCCAGTGGGCATCAAAGGAGATGCAAGGAAAGGATGTATCCGATGTACAAAACGTTGGTACTTTACCAATGTATGAAGGTGCTGGTACTGGTGAAGGTACAAAATGGAACAAATATGCTGGAAATGCAACTAATGAAAGAGTTGTTCAGGTTGATGATGATAAATGGTTTATTGAAGAAGTGATTACCAAAGGTCCACTTCATGTTATTAATAAATCAGGTGTTCAAGGTGGAGGATTTGATCAAATAGGGGACAATATGTTCAATAAGATCATAACCTATCCTATGGATCTTGATACTGCTCAAGACTACATGATGATTCAATGTTATGCATATAGACCACCATACAATGCATCATTAGGAAAAGATTTTGGTACTAAACAAGATGATACAAGTCTTGGATATGGACTATCAAGACAATCTCCATTTAGAAAAAAACTTGGTGCAGGTATAAAACTACCTATGCCCAATGGGATGTCTGATAGAAACTCAGCAAGTTGGGTTGAAGATAGTATGACAACTATGAGTCTTGGTGCTCTACAAAATATAAACAAGAACGCAACTCAAAAGGCAGTAACAGGAGGTATATTCAACTTCCTTGGATTAGGTAATCTTGGTGACAGTATCAATAGTTTCTTCACCAATGCAGCATTAACAACAGCTGTAGGAGGAACAAAAGCAGGTAGAACTGAGATTGGTGCAGGTTTGATGAGTCAACTTGCAGAGGCAAATGGATTTGATATAACTCCAGAAGCTATCTTAAGTAGATCTGGTGGTATTGTTGCTAACGCAAACACAGAACTCATGTTCTCTGGAGTTAAAATGAGAACATTCCAGTTCTCTTGGAGAATGAGTCCAAGATCTCCCGAAGAGGCTGGAAAAATTAGAATGATCATTCGTGCAATGAAACAATGGTCAGCACCAAGAAAAATTGCAAAAGTTAGTTCTGGGCCTGGATCTACTGCATTAGGAGCAGCTGGATCACCATCATACTTCTTAGCAACACCAAATATATTCAGACTTCGTTATATGTCGGGTTCAAAGAATATTCTTGGAGTTAATAAATTCAAACCATGTGCTCTTACAGCTATATCTGTAAACTATACTCCAGATCAAGTATGGCAAGCATATGAGGGAGGTCAACCAGTATCAGTCATAATGGACTGTGAATTTGCAGAACTTGAGCCAATATATAATACTGATTATCTGGGAGAAGTAGCTAAAGGAAGAGCATTTGACGAGGATGATCCAGAATCCCTTGGTGATCTATACCCAATCAGTATGATTAATGAGAATGATCCATCAACCGCAGACGTAGGATACTAAGATGCAAGGTTATTTCAGTTTTTTACCAAATATTAAATACGTCTCAAGGACTACCGATAGGAGTGCTAATGATGAATTTATTGCAGTAAAAAATATTTTCAGAAGAGCAAGATTACGTGATGACCTTGCATCTGTAGCTACTGCATTTAATGATTATGTAATAGCAGAAGACCTAAGACCAGAACAAGTAGCACAAGAATTGTATGGTGATCCAAGATTCGACTGGGTAGTTCTTGTTGCAAATAACATCACCAACATTAGAAATGAATGGCCTCTGAATAATAATGACTTCCAAAAATACATATTAGAAAAATATGGTAGTGAAGATGAATTAGCAAAAGTACATCATTATAAAACTACTCCACATTATGATGATTATAGAAGAATAGTAATACCAAATGGAATAAAAGTTGATTCCAATTTTGATATGTCATACTTAAAAATGACACCACAAGCCCAAGTAGAAGTCTCATATAGTGGTGGTACTTTACCTACAGCAACTACTGTAGATAGTGCTGGAACAGCAAGAGATGCAAGTGGTAACGTAATCCAAAATGGAAATATCACAGCAGTATCAAACTATGAATACGAAGTAGATGTTAATGATGCTAAGAGAAGAATTGCAGTCGTAAAACCAAGTTACTTAGATACAATGTTGAGTGATCTTAAGAGGGTAATGACTTACAAACGATCCACTCAATTTATCAATAGAAGACTGAAATCAGCACATAACCCAAGACTTAGTGGGGCATAAAAAAAGGGGTCGTAAGACCCCTTTCTTATTGTTTAATCTTCAGCGAGTTTCTGAAAATAACTCAGTGCATCATCTTCCTCTTCCGTATCAGCGGCAGGAGTTGCAGCAGCAGTGAGTTTAGCAAGTTCCTCATCAACAGGAGCAACCACCTCACGATGATTATCCTCATCAGCAATCTCTGGATCCTGATAACGTAATGAACCAGTTGGTAACTTAGTACCAAGAACTGTATCTAAACGCTTCTTCAGATCTTCATAAGACTTGAACTGATTATCAGCAGTAAACTCATTTAGATCATATAAACCATCATAGATTTTCTCAAGTGCTTCATCATCCTTAAGTAAAGCTTCTACCTTACCAAACTCTGAACTATCATAGTTCCAGAATCCACCAACCTGTTTAATCTTCAACTTGAAGTTAGCACCCTTCCAGAAATCAAAAGGATTAATTGGTTCTTCATCTTCAAACTCAGGCTGCATAGAAGCAGTAATCTTGTCAAAGATCTTCTTACCAAACTTATAAAGGAAAGTTTTACCTTCATTTTCAGGATTAGAAGAATCCTTCACAACATAGATGTTTGCATAGTAAGAAAGTTTACGCTTTTGCTTACGTGCAATATCCTTATCTGATTCTCTACCACTATTCCAAAGACTCCTGTTAAGCTCACCAACAGGATCATCCTTACCAACTGTGGTAAGTGAATTCTCTATGTACCATCCTCCTGGCCCTTGGAAAGCATGACTCCATACTTGTGCCCAAGGTAGGTCACAGTTAGGATGAGCAGGAAGGAATCTGATTACTGCGTAACCATTACCTGCTTTGTCAACTGCTGGTTTCCAAAGTCGTTCGTCTGTATTATTACCTTTCTCATTCAGTTTCTCTACCTTCTTCATCAACCTTTCGGTGAGAGATCCTGCACGAGACTGCTTTTTAAGGTCTGCAAAAGACATGTGTTATTCTCCGTATTGTTGTATTTGTTTGGATTGTTTATATTATAGGGGACTTGGACTGAAAAGTCAATCCTCTTTATATTCTTTTGGTATTTGTGATTCCAACCGTTCTAATGTCGCCCGTAGGTTATCAAAGAATTTATTGATATCCTCATTGGGTTTCAAGCCAAGGAATTTAGCAGATTCTAAAATCTGTTTTTTCATTGCAATAGCTTCCTTATCCTCTTTTTCAAGAGATAACCTAAACATGAAATTCTTTTGTTTCTCCACAAGCTTCTTCATTGTGGCAATATGACTTGAACTAACAGGCGAATAAGGATTGAACCCCTTAGAAGCCATTATTTGCATCAAATCTTCTTGCAACTCATTGATTTCGGCCATTGCGGATCTAACCACAGGTGAATTAAAAAATGAACTCATCGTTCTGTCACTTTCTCCTTAACACTACTATTTATAAGGGTTTAGCGTCTTTTTATCCATCTTGGAAGGTAGAATATTCCGAAGGAAAGACCCCAAAAAATAGCTAACATTATTATATGGAATATTCTATTAGAGTTTACAATTAAACCACAGGTTACGAATGATATCCATAACCAGTCTATAGTACCATGAAGTCTGTACCAGATGTTATCACCAAATCTTTTGATAAAACCATCTCGTTTTTTTGCGAACCACGGTGATACATGGCGCATCATAACAAAACCCTCATTAAAAAACATGAGAGTGAAACCAATCCAAAAAATCATATCGGTAGTTTAGATCTTGTAGTTCTTTTCAGATAATTTAATTCTGTAGCTTCTGCTTTAAGTTTCTCTTTAAGTGGTTTAGAAATTAACTTTCCAACAGATTCAAACTCAATGTTATTATCTTCACAATAACTTATAATTGCTTCAATATAATTAAGCTCAGACTGTCCTACAAGAATTTCAATATCACTTGTAAACTTATTCTGACAAAGAAATTTCTCTTTGAGTAGTTCGTTAACGTCTTTCTCCATACTCCTCGAGCTTACTTGTGACAAATTCGCGGATATATTCTGTAAGAAGTTTAATATAGTCACGCTTGTTTCTTTTTTCATAAACTTTCACATCGCCATTTTCGGCGACCATAATGGTTACAATTTTTTCAACAACCTCACCCGTCATCTCATAATACATGCAGGCATAAGCGGTCTCCTGTACAAAGTACTGTTGGATCCACTTTTCAGGTTTTATCTTCTTAGATGTCTTGAAATCTATAACAGCTAACTCGCCATTATATTCTGCAATACAGTCAACTCTTCCCGCAATCCCAAAGTATTCAGAATACAGTGGTTTCTCTAAAGCATGTATGTTATTTATATTGTCTAAAGATTCTTTTGCCGCAAGGAAAAGAGCCTTAGTAGAAGGAAGTGTATCCTTTGGAATCTCTTTGTTTAACAGATATTGTTCTACTAAATCATGAAAACGAGTTCCACGTTCAGTAGAGACTTTAGTTATCTTATTAGCTTCTTCGACTCCAACTTTCTTCCTCCAATTCGCAAATATAGCACGATTATAATGGGAAGTTACAGAAGTTATAGAAGGGGCTTTCTTACCGTTAGGAAGAGTATAGTACCTCACCCCATCTACAGTATTGGCTTCTAACTCAAAATCACCAAGTTTATTCAAATGAACAAATGTCATAAAGAAAGAGCAAGTTTAGTAACCAAATAGTTTCTTACTAATCCAGACCGAACAATATCATCTATACCGAATTCAACAACACCAAAATCTTCTTCCATTATTTCGATGATCCTTTTGAAATCTAAGATGCCATTCTTCTCATTGGACTTTGTAAGATCCGTTTGAGTAGAGTCTCCACAAAACATAATTTTGCAGTTATCCCCTACTCTTGTTATTATACTATCAAGTTCGTGAAAATTCAAGTTTTGCATTTCATCAACGATAACAATGCAATTATCAAGTGTTGTACCCCTTATAAATGATGTACTCCAGAATTTTATTGTCTCCTGTGCTTTAAGATTTCCGTAGAGCATCTCAAAGTCTGCATCTGTAGGCATCTCAAACATATATTTTACCATATGTTTGTAAGGTATTTGATAAAGCCAGGACTTGTCTTCATGATCGCCAGGAAGAAACCCAATTTCACGAGTGCTAACAAGAGACCTAACAATATATACTCTTTCGTAAGGCGTATTTTCATCTAAAACGTCCTGTAGTGCAAGGTACAAACTAACAAATGTTTTGCCTGTTCCGGCAGCACCATAGGCAAAGATGTTTTTGCCTTCTTTATATTGATCAAATAAAATCTTCTGATTATCAGTAATAGGATCTACATCCACCATCAAATCAGTGTTAATTGGTTTCTTGCGACGCATCTGTTTCGCAGTCATTCCTACACCAATTGGATCGGGAGTTCTCTTTTTTCTTGGCATATTAAGTGATACCTCGGTTTGCAAGTCGTCCCTGTATACCAGCAGACTTTTCAGATTTCTTTAATATTGAATTCCACGATGGGTGTTTATTGTGGAGTTTATCTCTCCACTCTCCAACTTCTCCTACGCCAGGACATGTGCTTGGATCGGAAAAGTCACGAGTCCATTCAGGATTGTCAGCTTTCCACTGATCCCAATCATGAACACTCATCACTACCTCTTTAGTCTCTCCAGTTTCTGTATTAATAACAGGGTACGTTGCCATTAAGCGTCCTCCTCTTGTGTTAACCAACCAAGTGCTTCTGAAACTATCGGGAACTGTTCTATGAAAACATCTTTGCACTCATTCGCAATAATCATATGTTCCTTCTGTGTTCCATGTCCACTACGTAAGTTTATATAGTGAACCCATGATCGACAGGATCCAGTCATATAGATCTTAGTAGGAGTTGCAAGTGGTAGTACCATTCTGGCACATTCTTTAGCAACACCTTCTGACAACATCTGTTCATATAATGCAGTAGCAGAACTAAACAGGGTCTTAGTTTGTTTCTCTATAACTCCTTTGACAAATGGATCTAAATCATCTGTGGAATTCTGACGATTCTTTGTATCCTGTCTCCTATACTCTGGAATAGGTATATCACCTAACTTTGTACTATCAGCATATCTCTGAGAAAACTCTTGAAATGTAAATGACCTATGACGTAGTATCTGTGCTGCAATTGCACGATTCGTCTCTATTTCCAAGGTCATTGAGGACTGTTCAAACACACTCCAATGGTTATGTTTAATACAGTATCCCAGAAGTCCTGCAAATTTTTCATTTTCCTGATTGGAGGGATTAGAAACACGGGCAATATAAGCCATCGTCTTCTCCGCATCAGGAGTAACACTAACAAGTTGTACAGTCATAAGTTAATCGGGAACCCCGTCATCATCATCGTATTCTGGTGAATATTCAGCCCCTTTAAAAGCAACTGAGTTACGGTAGGCATCTACATCAGAATATACTTCCGATTCTAACACATCTACCAGAGATTTCAAGTTTTTGACAATCTCCTTTAAATTTTGTTTTTCCATTATTATATGAAGTAGTTGAAGTTAATCAAACACCTTCTGGCAGTATCGGTAGTGGTAATCCCATGATGCTTCTCGTTTGAATCGAAAATAATCATTCGGTTTTCCACACTGTCTACTTCCAGTCCACTTTCAAATACTGTCTTACCGTTATTGGTATTAAGATAAAAGATTGAAGTAATACAATCATCAACATCCTTATGAAAGGAGCTACTTACAGGTTGAGGTGTTTTCATATTTAGATTAGCCTTAACCCTGACAATTGCAATTGGATCTATTTTATTAAAAATAGGAGTCAAACTATTAAAGAATGGACTCGTAGGTTGATAGTCTGAGTATAACACATGAACGAACTGATATCCACCATCGCCTGGCATAACTATACCATCAATACAGTTCCAAGCGATTTTCATACCTAAAAAAACATCTTGGACTGACTTTAATTCATCAGGTTCCAAGAAGTTATCAATCAGTTCATATTTCATCTTGTGCTTCTTCTGCCTCTTTAAGTAGTTCTGATACTACTTGTTCAGTTCCATCCATCATTTTAACTTGAAAAATAGAAGACTTCATATATTTCTTAATCTTTTTATATTGTTTCAATACCTTCTTATACTCTTCTGCATTGACATTGACTTTACCTTGTTTGGCATCACCACTGAACTTACTTCCAGCAACGTTTCTGCCATCTCCCATAGGAGAAGATCCTGAAAATTCACCCATTAATCTCCTCCTTTACCTTAACAGTTATTTCAATACTATCATCATCCATTTCCCATTCTTCATCTATCTCTAACTTCCTTTCCTTGATAGCTTCATGGACAGCTTCTCTGGCATCCTGCTGAGATTCTATGCTGGATTTAAACAGTAATCTACCCAAAGCATCTTTCACAGTACCATCAGGACTAATAGCGAAACGGATAATCTCCATTACTTCTCCTCCTTGTCATCAGGTTTGTGATTCTTCTTTTTAGTTCTTTCTTTTTTGGGTGGTTGTTTCTGAATCATATTTTCATTCCACCTTCCAGGCGCTAATGTCCCTTTAGATTGAGTCCACTTAATTAATCCTTCTTTATACTTATCCCAATAGTAATCAAACATATCAGACTGTTTGTTCGCCATTGCGACATCATAATGAGATCCACCATCCTTCACATATTCTACAAGATATGCAGTATATGGAAGTTGTCTATCTTCTGCGAGTTTAGGATCGCAATCCTCATGAATGATTTTCAACTTCTATTACCCCATGTAATTTCTGGATATGCTTCTTGTACCAATTCCTTTGTTATATTGTACTTCGTTTGAAGTCTTTTATCTTTAGTAAGAATAAGAATTTCAGCTTCCTCTTGTGGTAGAGTCTCAAGTAAGTTAATAAACATACTTTCTCTCTTTATCTTATTAAGTTGATCATCACCGCCTTTGACAAAACGATAGAACTGTCTTGCTGCATTACGAATAGTAGTTCTTTGTGGAAGTCCCTGATCTTTTGATGCCTGAACATCACCCTCTACAGGTTGATAAGGAACTGGACCTTCTGGAAGCATAGAGACTACACTTGGATCGAAGTTCCAAACAAATAACATTTTAAGAGAATCATCCCCATGTGTCTTGAGAAGACTTACCTTTTTGGCTTTTATTCTCTCAGAACCAACCGCCTCTAATAGTTCATGAACCATTGGATTTGGTGGCAGTTCTCTCTTCTTAACCGCCACTGTTCTTGGTTTACGGGTTGTAGCAGACTTTTTGCGAGTTGTAGTTTTACTCCTCGTCGTCTTCTTCGCTGTCGGACTCATTTTGTTCAAACCTCAGTGCTAAAATTTCATCAGGAATTAAATTACCATTTTCATCAAACATCTCTGGATGTACATAAGCGACTTGTTGATTTGCTTGATAGAAAAGATTGTTTTGTTGGGCTAACCAGCCAATTATACCACCTATTAACAAAAATGTCACGCATAACATGGACATAATAACAAGAACTGAAGCTTCCATCTTTCTACCTCCACGGTTAGTTATTTTTTCTTTATGTCAAATGATAGGTGTATTTCTCTATTAAAAAAATCGAACCTCATTTCAAAGGTTTTCTTTCTTTCTGGTTTCTTTGGATCTCCTTTTAGAAGTAATTCAACGCCCTTATTTATGTCTATGTCTCCAAGTGCCACATCAAATTACCCGATGTTCTTTAAGGTAATTGATAGTCCCGTTACAGTCCCCAATATACTTGTCACCTAACATGACTTGAGGTACTGATAACTTATTTGGGAAGAGTGATTCAAACTGTTCCTCTGTATAATCTGGACCAAGTACCTTATACTCATAGTCTTGACCTACCATATCAAAGACCATTTTGAGTTTGTTGCACATAGGGCATTCAGCCTTTCCATAAATTGTAAACATACTTTTATCCTCTACTTGACTAATGACCTCTACATCTTCCCATTGGTGTCTAAAAACTATAAGACCAGTTAAAGTCTCTTCGCTTATACAGACAGTAAAATATTCGTCAAGGAGACACAGTATTCTCCCTTGAGTATATGATCCGTCATTATCATATACTCTTACTACTGTGTCTTCTTTGACCTTTTTTGTTTTCGCAGTATCTAAGAAAACTATCCTCGATTCCTTCGACGCTCTGGTTCCCCTGCGATACCCATTCATCGCAGAATTCATAGACGGATCGTACATAATCTAAGGTAAGGTAAGGTTTGAGTCTCAAAAACGCTTCCTGACGAAGTTTCATACGTTCGTCATTGTATCTCCAATCATCCATTGTCTGTTGGTTGATAGTTAGAAATGGATTCCCAGTCTTTCTGGAAGAGATCTAATCCTTTATCAGTTAAAATGTGATTATACATCTTATCAAACACTGATGGAGGCATTGTTACTACGTCAGTACCACCTGCAAAACAATCAGCAACACTCTTAACACCTCTTAGAGATGCAGCAAGTACCTGAGTTCTTACAAGTTGTTCCTTATATAACGCAGCAATATCTCTCACTAATTTTACACCATCGAAGGAGTTATCTTCAACCCTTCCTACAAAAGGTGAAACATATGTAGCATCCGCCTTTGCTGCAAGAATTGCCTGTGCAACGTCAAAGATAAGAGTTACATTAACTGTAAATCCATCATTGGCAAGTGCCTTACAGGCTTTTAATCCCTCTCTTGTACATGGAACCTTAATGGTTACATTACTCATCTCTTTAAACACCTGAGCCTGTTCTATCATCTCTGGGGCTTTATCTGCGACTACCTCTGCAGAAATGGACTCAAAGTGTGGGAAGTCCGTAGACAGTTGCCTAATGACTTCTACGGGGTCTCCGCCACTCTTAAGGATCAATGTAGGATTTGTAGTGATCCCGTCTATCAGGCCGGTTTCATTGCGTGTTGCAATGTCTTCATAAACGGCGGTATCTAAAAAGATTTTCATAAAATTAATCTGGTTTAGGTTTTTTGTTTTGTTTTTTAATTAACTTTGCGTACTGTACATCCGATTCTGTATACCAGTTTGGATGTTTCTTTGCCGATTTAATTAGCCTTTTCGCTGTCTTTCTAAGGTCTTTCCTCTGTAGCTCGTCTTGCACCTTTGTCTGTTTCCCTGTTGTGAACCTTAATATTTAGCATCTCATTTAAATTGAAATGCATACGAGGTTCATTGGGAATAGACTCCCTCAGAGCTCTCACTATCAAAAGTTGTCTTTCGAGCAGAGTCTGCATTAGACCTCCTTAAAGTGTGCAAGTAACGTAGGACTTCCTCTCGGACTTCCATCAGTTCATTATAACACTTTTGATTGTGAGCGCAACCCCTAAGTGCATGATCAGCTTTATGAACTGACTCAATAAAGAGGTCAAGTCCACGATTATATTTCTCCAATTTGGTTTCTTCAACCTCTATGGATCCTTGATCTTTCATGAGTTGTACTTATCAGCGCCTGTGATCATTTTCATTTTTTCGATTTCCAACCATTGGTTTTCCATCTCTTTAGCTACATACATCACTTTCTCATCAGAAATTTCAGCCTGTTCTAAAAGATAGGCTATAGTAGCTTGTAGTGTCTGACGATTACCTTCTCCATCCTTAAGATAGATCGAATAACCCGAACGAAATTTCCTTACCAAGTGAATTCTTAGAATTATGTATAATACTAAGTTACTGACAATAATCAAAAAGATATTCATCATGCACGCCAGTTATTAATATACTGACTAATCCAATTCCAGAAAAGTTTTAAAAGAGATTTTGTTGCACTACCCTCCAACTCATTGAAGATATGCATGTTCAATCTAAATGCATTATTTGCTTCTTCAATGATATTGTCTTGTTGTTCTACTGTTAGTGGAAGAGTATCAAGTGAGGTTCTATAGGATTCTTTAAATCCTTTAGCATCACTAATTTCATCAAATTCATAGAATGCCAGACCCTCCTTATCAAGTCCAAGGGCTTTCTGAGCTATTCCTTTAAGTATCTGTCCACCAGAAAGATCTCCAAGATATCTGGTATAATGATGTCCAACTAACAAATAAGAATTATCTACAGCAAGTTCTCTAATTCTGTTTACATATTCCTGTGTTGCATCTGATGGAATTATCATCTTTCTCCATTCAGAACCATAGAAATATTCACAATCTTTCTCAAGTGACTTCTCACGTTCTAAAGATCGAGAGTATAACTTCCCAACTATAGGATCATCTTTTAGTTTGTATACTTCCTCTTCTAAGGCTCTGTATACAAAGTAAAAGTTGGCAATAAGTGTCCTATATTGTTCTTTATTAACCACCCCACGAAGAAACCCTGCTACAAATCCAGTGTTCTCAGCAGCAGAGTGGGACTTTTTAGTCCCTTCTTTAATCTGTTTGCTAAATCTCTCTACTTCCATAATGTTTTATCGGAATTGGAGTCATCTTCCAATTGTACCACTTCATCTTTTATTTGTCCAGAAGCTGGTACAAAAGTGTACTCGTTCTTCCATCTATACGGCGTATTATTTAGCTCTGATTTAAAAACTGGTTTAGGATCTGCAATATCTATGTCGGTAGAATCACACCAACTATCAAGGGTACTAAGCATTTCCGTCATTTGACGTAATACATTAGAATCATCCTCTGGTGCAGAATAACCAAGGGCCTTTCTAAGCTCTTGTTGAGCATTAGTCAGGTGCATCTTTGATACTGTGTTCATCTTTTTCCTCTAAGTAGTCTACAAATAGGATCCCATCTAAATGGTCGATTTCGTGCTGCACCACACGGGCCAATAATCCATCAAGTCGCCAATGTTTGTACTTGCCTTTTATATTCTGAAACTTAACCTTAATTTCTTTTGGTCTGGATATTTCGCCGTGTTCGTCTGGAACACTTAAGCAAGCTTCATCAAATAAACATTCTTCTGTACTTCTCCAAGTTATCTTTGGGTTTACCATCATGAGAGCTTTTCCCTCTTCATCAATGGTGATAACTCTTTTATTAATGCCTATTTGTGGTGCAGCTAATCCGATCCCTTCATATTTATACATTGCGATACTCATCGTATCATAAAGCTCACGAATAGAGTCGTCAACAGAAGTTACTTCTTCTGAAACAACTCTTAAACAATCATCACCAATGAGTCTAATCACTTTTTCTTAGATTTCTCTTCTGCCTCGTGTCTGGCTCTATCTAAAGCCATTCTAATTGCTTTTGCCCTTGTAATAGTCTCAATATCATCATCAGGGTCTTTAGAATTCTTTACTAAGTTATCTGCCTGTGAAATAACTCTTCGGTTATCAGATGCATCGCCTGGATGTATCCTATGCCATCTATCTTTATATTTCTTTCTATTTTTCTGTCCGCTAATATGATCTACATCATGCTGTTGTCCAGTTTCCTTTGATTTCTTTTGAGCTTCAGATCTCTGTGCTCTCTTCCTTGCTCTCTCAATTTTCAATGCTGCTGCAGCAGTCTCTTTCCAATTAGGCTGAAGATTTCTCTTTCCATGATCTTCAAGTTCCTGTTTAGTGAGGGATTTCATTACACTCCCTCTTCTTTTTGCTTGTCCTTTTCTCTTTTCTTTAGAAACAGGATGCCAATGTCCACCTCCCTTATTGCTTATAATCCAATCATCAGGATTATCTTTTTCCTGACGCATTTTTTCAGCGTCCTCTTTAGAACGTATCGTTCTTGCTTCGTGCAGAAATCGTTGAAAACTTTTCATACGATTATTTATGCTAAAACAGCAGCTCCTCCTTCATCATCATCATCTTCGTCTTCAATCTCTGTAGTACCTTCTTCATCCTTTAAAGTCTGTATACGATCCTGCATAGACTTATATAATGGATCTTGAGGTTCTGGTTCTTTCTCAAAATTAACAACTAATAACTCATCCCCAGTCTTAACTTCTGCCATTTCTGGATGCATTGGTCTCTTTACTTCTACCTTACCAACTTCAAATTCTCCATTATATGATGAAGTTGATGTATTCATAGCTCCCCATCCTTTTGCCATTGTACGTATTGCCCATACCAAAAGGATAAACCACGATAATGTAAAAATTAAGTCAGTTATTGGATTCATGTCCAGCGACTTACTACTAACTCTATATCATTATTAATTTTAGTCGATTCTGACTCAATTGTAAAGCCTTTCTCCTCAATAGCAGCTTCTATTGTAACTTTAGCGTACTGTTGAGTAAGTTTTTCAATAAACCTATTTACTGGAACATCCAAATCCCAAGCATCTAATTCAGCAACTAACTCATATGTCTCTGTTTCTTTATTCCGCTTAAATCCGACCTCATCATTAATGGCTACTTCAACCTGCCATTGCTTATGATCGTGGTTAGAAGGATTTTCTAATAATACATTTTCTTGAACTTCGTGTCCGAGCACATTTAGTGCTTTAATCAGAAACGGTCGCTCTTTGATCTTGGTCTTGATGCAAGTGAAGTGTGACATTTTCGTAGTACTCTGGTTTATATGATCGGGACTCTACTTTACCCAATTTCTCCTCTATCTCTTCTGTTATCTTTAGACATTCACCCGATTTTGCACCAAGTACCTCTTCAATCACAGTACCATCCTGTTTAATGATAAATTTGATACTCTCTTGTGACATTTTCGTTACATAAAGCCATATTTATCATCTGCCAGGTATATATCTCTGCGCCTTCTGTGCCGTATCCTGAATCAGGGGCATCATATCATTTTCAACCTTTTCGATAACATCATCTATAACGTTAACATCCAAATCCATGAATGGTGGGATGATTCCAAGGATTCTTAGTAAACCATCCAAAAATAACGCTAAACAAATAAACCCAAGAATCATACTAATGATGGTTGCTTTGAAGTTGTGATCTGCCATCGATTTTTCATCAATAGCTCGTGCTTCTTCTAAAGCCTCTGCGATCATTTTATCAACTTCCGCCTTGGTATAGAAATCACCTATAATAGGGATATCGTGTCTATCTGGAGTCATGATGTTATTTAGAGCTGACCCTGTGGGTCAAAAAATAGCCTGAATTTTTATTCGGGCTTTTTTGGAAATAAAAGCTGAATTTCCCTCAGTATCTATGAGGGATCTTGTGATAATCAGTGGTTGAATCCTCATCCTCTGACTTAGTTTCCGTTTCCTCAATAAGACCTTCTTCTTTAAGTTTCTTATAGTTATAACAACCATCAAAAGAGGGTTTGAATTTAGGTTCAGTCATGGATTAGCATGGGGATCATAGTGGCGCATGTAAGCAGTGAACAACAGTGCTCCTGTTGCCATTGCAATGGGAATTAAAAATACTGGCATACTTCTGATGATTTACAATTCTATTGTACCATCTGTCTCGTATTTGTCAATAATACGGATCATCATCGTAATCATCAAAGGGGTCTGGAAGTCCTTGAGTCTTAATATCTAACTGTTCCTCAAGAAAAAGAATCTGTTCTTTCAGTCTCTTAACCTCTGCTTCCAGATACCATATCTTATTCTGTTTGGTGTCCGTATCCATTATATCATAACAACTTTTAACTATTTACCACAATATAAAACCCCGATTTTTGGTCGGGGTTTATTTTAAACAGACGGGTTTACTATTTAATTTTTAGTATTAAATTTTTTTTACTTGGCTTATCCTGTGCGAAGTATTTCTCCACACACTCTTCTACACTGATTAGCATTGTCATCGCAATCAATTAGACAATCAAAATAGTCATCCATCAATTCATCCGTGTTGTTGAAATGCAACTCCGCAGACATATCTTCGTGATGTATCCATTCTGCCATCTGATTGTGTGACATTAGGTTTTTCATAGAACCCTCCACCGAACGTTAGTTTGCATAATTTAGAGAATTTCAGTGCATCTTAGCCTCCGATATTCTACCACTATTTAGTCAGGAAAGCCTCACAAATGTGTTGAATTTAACATCTTGTAAAGGCGTAATAATACCCCAGTACTTGTACCTAAGTCTTTGGTGGGCAGTCGATCTGGAGGGTTCCTGTCATTGGTTGATGCATATGCTCAAGTAAATGA